GCTGTTGTATCCGCTGGCGCACCAAAGAGTTGCACCGGAGGAACCGGCGTCACGTCAACGACACCAGCGCCAGCGAGCAGGGGGGTTGGCATTATTTCCGTCCTTCCTACGCCACGACAGGACTGTTCGCCGCGACCCATTGGATCGATGTGCCGTCGTCATATTGGACGAACAGTTGGCCGCTTACGGTGTCCCACCAGAGCAACCCGCGCGCCGGGGAGTCTGGTGATGTGCCGACGATGACTTGAGCGCCGACCTGTAGTTGCTCAATCTCGCTTTTCGCCGCTGCGAAATTGGCGCGCACGTCGGCGGTATAGGCGAGCGTCGTGGTCGGTTTGGTGGGATCAATCGCGCTAACCATCGGTCCTCCGGAACGGCCAAGGGCCATCGGTCGCGGGCGGATAGGGCGGCTCACCAGTCGGGACGTGCACGACAGCAGCGGGTATCTCGCCGACGGCAACGGGCGCTTTGAAGATGTCGACCTCGATCGCATCGAGCGGGATCGAGGTTGGTTGCACGCCATCGGCGTCGCTGATCTGCCAGTCGAGGCCGAACTCCCATTGGTAGAACAGCCGCGCGCGGTCGAGGTCGAGATAACGGGCGCCCTGGAAATTCACGCCGCGCGTCATGCGCGGGCACCCATTGGCGTCGGCGATGATCAGGTTGAGCACCGAGGCGAATATCTGCGTCTCGATAACGTCGAACATCATCACCGGCGCCTGTCCGCGCCGATCCGGCGTGGCGTCAAACTCGACCGCAACACCGACGCTCTTATGAACGATCTGGATCAAGCCGTTCATCGCGATGTTGCTGTCGGCGTCCTGGCCGAGCGGCAGCACGTAAGCGGCGGGCAGCGCCATCGAGGTGTTGTAATTTTTCAACCCCGCATAGAACTCGGCGGCGCCCGCGACACGGCCGGCGAACAGCGGTGCATTGGCGCGTAGCTGGGCAATGAACGTGTCGACGATCACTTGGTGGTCTGTTTCCACGTCAGTGACTTGGCGAACGCCTCACGCAAGCGGCGCGTGATGTTCGGCGCTTCCTGGTCCATCACCCGATCGAGGAACGGGCGCGGTTCCAAAACGCGCGTCGTGTAGACACCTTTGGCCCGCATTCGGCGGCCGGTGCGGCGATTGATCCTGGTCGACCGCGATCCGGGATTGCCGCCCCCGTGCGCGCCGGTTTCGAGGAACAGCGCGTAAAACTGGCGCGCGCGAACGGCGAAGCCTTCGGCTGACTTGAACACGTAGGTTTTGAGCGACCCGCGCAGCGCCCCCGAGGCCCTCACTGGCGGGTTGCCCGGCATCGAGGCGCGATAGGTTCCGCGACCTGCCGGGAGGCGGTAGGACCGCCCCCCGCCGTCGCTGGCGTTGATGAGGCGGGATGTCTTGGTCCGCACGTCGTTGCCGGCGGCGCGCATCAGGGCACGCATAGGCCCCTTGTCCATCGCCACCTCGCCCCAGCTTGTCACCGTCAGCTTGAGGTCGCTCACACCGGCGGCTCGCCGACGATCGTCGGTTCCATGAACTCGGCTTGGCGCGTGGCGTCGCTGTCGGAATAGGTCGTGTGCGCGCGTTCCAACTCGCACTCGAACTCGACGAACCGTTTACGGCCGGCGACCTCTTTAATCCGGCGCACCCGGTAGAGTTCAGTCCGCTGGCGCTGCGGGTGTCCGCTATTCGCTGTCGGCAGGTCCCATAGCGTCGCGCCCTTGGCGCTGTCCCAGAGCGTCGTCCCGTCATCCCATTGCGTCGGGATTTGTTCGGCGGGTCGCAGCGTCGACCGCATGATGACGTGGGTATTTTCGATGTAATCGAACCATCGCGTGCGGATCAGGTGCGACACGGGGGTATCGACCGCGACGGAATTGTAAAACGTCGAGGGATAGGTCGGCTGGATGTCGGACTGCACGGTGGCAATCGGCACCAGGGTTTCCTTGATGCCGAGGCCGGGATCAGGGGCTTGGTCGCGACGATACAGCGTCACGCGCCAGCGCAGCGCCCCGATACCGATACGGGAGGGCAGTTGCCCCGAATTGTTGTCAGGCACTCACAGGCGACCCGTCAGCAGCAGGATCAGCAGCACAACGATGACGATGGCGAACAGCCCACCGCCATAGAGCGGAACATAGGGGCGGTCAGCGTAGTAACCGGTGCGGTAGCCGTAGCCGCCCCCGAACAGCACCACCACGAGCAGGATGATCAGGATCAGCATCAACGGGGACATGGCGCGCCTCCAATCATCCGGCGAACGTCCAGAGCCGGTATGGCTGCATCAGCGCGCGCGCGGTCGCGGGCATGTCGCCCCCGGCATCGCCTCGGTTCTCGTAAAGGAACGCGGTCAGGAACAGGATGCCGTGGAGGATCCCCGGCGGGATCGCGGACGGGTCCGCGTCGCTGTAGCCCGAGGTGTAATCGATGCTCATGGACTGTTGCGGGATGCGCGGCAGCAGTTGCGGCTTCACCGCGATATAGCCGGGCTCGACCAGCAGATTGGTGTCGTAATCGTCCGGGTCCGCCGCCTGCATATTATCGATCGGCCCCCAGGTGATGCCCTCGACCGAGACCGTTGGCGCGCGCGGTAACTCGATCGGTCGTTTCACCAGGGGAGGCCAGTTGAGCGGGAACACGATCAGCGATTGCGGCACCAGCGGCGTTGCGGTCGGTGGCGGCGACCACGTGACGTTGTATTGCAGCTTCTGGGTGAACAGCGCGCGGTTGAGCCACGTTTCGGCCCAGGTCCGCGCGCTGGTCAGATACATGCCCAGCACGTCATCGTCATAGGTGTTGTCGATCCGGCAATGGCGGCGCGCCTGTTCGATCGTCACCGGTTCGGTTAGCGCCGGTGTGATGACGCGCAAGGCGGCATACATTGCGGCGTTACTTGCGCACCAGCGATGGCGGCGAACGAGTCGCCGGTGGGGACTCTGGTGATGGCTCGCCAGTCGCGGGCACCATGATGGCCAGCGGCTGCGCGAGGCGGCGCGCGGCGAGGTCCTGTGCCTGATCCATCGTCACCGCGATGACATCGCCGATCGTGTAATGCGCAAAGCGGCGCTGTATGCGCATTTGCACGAGCGTGCCGGGCGTCATGCTGAAGTCGCTCATGTCACCACCACGCCGTTCGATGGGGGCGCCGCCGTTGCGCCGTGGGCATTGGTCGCGGTGACGACACAGGTCGCGGTCTTGCCCACGTCGGGGGCGGTCACGGTGTAGGTGTTCGCATTGGTGCCGGCGTTCGCCGCGTTCAACTTCCATTGGAACGCGTAGCTGGTCGGCTCACCCGTCCAGTTGCCCAGCGTGCAGTGGAGCACGGCGCCGACTTGAGTAACGGCCGGCACGTCGACGTTGGTCGGCGCAACCGGTGGGGGCGCCAGCACCCCCAGGCCGGCAAGCACGAGCTCCTCATCGGCGGTGAACGCCGCGACCTCGCCGGGGAAGTAGCTGGCATACTGTTTGGCGAAGGTGACGGGGCTATCCCGTGGCGGGATCCCCGAGACCGAACCCAGATTGAATGCCTCTACCTCGGCCATCGCGGCGTCCTCCGGTTTAGTGCGGATCGGTAAGCGTCGGCGGTGCGTTCGCGCCGGTCGCCAGGGCGGGCCTGATGGCAGCGGCCTGCGACCACGTGGGATTGAGCGGCTGCGTCGAGTAAGGCGCCCCAGGCGACCCAGGAACCCCGGAGAAGCCCCAGTCCTGCGTCAGCAACACCACCAGCGACTGAAGGTGCCGCATGTTCACGTCGTGCTCGGCGATGACGCGGAACAGCGACTGGTCGCGCTGGAACGATGACACCATGCCGGTCCCGTCGTTGTAGGCCGCGACATCCGAGGCATCGACCACCACGTTGTAGGTGTCGGCGATGATGAAATCCGCAGCATCAAAGAAGTAAATCTCGCTCGCCTTGGTGTAGGTGGTCATCACGAGATTGGTCGGGATTTGCTGCGTCAGGCGCACCGGATACCCTTCGAACATCCCCCGCGCCATTTCCTCTTTGAAGTAGAACCCACCGACCTGATCGCGCGCGGTCGAGATGAACCGGGCGATGGTCGGCGCCATGATCCAGGTCGGACGGATCATCCGGCTCATGCCGTTCTGCAGGGCGAGGATCGCGGCCGAGGCGCCGGCCAGGATCGCGGTCAGTTGGTCCCCCGGCCCAGGCGTCGCCGGCATCGCGGTGACGGTGATCAGGTTCGCCGGCAGCACGAGGTGGCGCATCCCGATCGGCCCCTTGTCGGTGCCGTCGCCGCGCAGGAAGGCAAGGTCCTCGCGGCGTGCCACGGTCTGCACCAGATCGTCACGCACGATTTCCTCGACGCCGATCGGCGCGCGGCGGATCAGGTCGTTGGAAACCGGAACCATCGCGGTCAGCTTCTTGGCCACGAGGTTCACATCGTCGAACCGCTCTTGACTGATGCCGATGTCGTCAAGCTCGTTTTGATAGGCGGCAGTCGCACCACCAGCGAGGCGCGGAATGGTCAGGTTGCCCATCGGCATTCCGACCTCCATCGGGCCGGAACCGCGCACGGCGGTCATCGCGCGCAGCAATTCGATCAGGTCGGCCATGAAGTCCTGCGGGATCAGCGCGCCGCCTTCGCCGGTCACCCCGGAATTGAGCGCGCGGGCCACGATGTCATCGCCGAAACGGTTGCTGACGAACTCCGCCGCCTTTTCCAGCGAGACCTTGTTGAAGCTGGCGTGCATGAGACCGAGGACGTAGCGCGCCGCCTTGATGCCCCGCTTGTCCTTCAGTCCGGCGTCGGGATCACGCTTCGCGGTTGCGGCGGGCGTGCGCCAGCCCTGGCGGCGTAGGCCCTTGTCGTCTGGGTCCGCGTCCGCGTCCGGGTCCGCGTCCTGTGCACCCTCTGCGGCGGCCTGCATGGCAGCGGCGACGCGTTGCAGGCGCTGATCGATCGCGGCCAGCGAGGCGGCGAGTTCGTCGAATGTGTTGGTTTCTTCCTCGGTCGCCGGCTTGTCGTCGGAGTCCTCTTTGACGATGGCGCCCATCTTCGACACGATTTCAGCGCGCCGACGCTTCAGTTCGCGATGTTTCTCGGAAAGCCCAGCCATAACCTTGATCCTTTGTGTGTGAGGTGTTGCGGCGCGCGGATCAGTCCGCCATCGCCATAGCAAGTTGGAACACGCGTCGGCGGCGTGCTCGGGCTCTTGTTAATTGTTCATTGATCTTGTCGGTGATTTCCGCCTCCATCGCGCTCATTGCGTCGGCGGATAGGCTCGTAAGTTCCTCGCCGCTCGCCGGGTTCGGTGTGGCAATCGCGGTGCCCTCGCCGGGCAATGGTTCGTCGACCAGTGCCTCGGGATTGGCGGGAACGGTGACGATCGATAGCTCGACCAGCTCCTGTTCCTCGAAGTCGATGCCGGGGAACCAATCGTCGGCGCCGCGTTCCTTGTCGGTGCTGTAAGTCCACTTCAGCGGGCGGAACCCGACCGAGGTCGCGGCGATGAACCCACCGCGCGCGAGGCGATAGACGGACTCGGCGAACGCGCCCCCTTCCGGCATGTCCTCCGGGATGAACTCGACCGACGCCTTGAGCGCGCCATCCTCGATCGCGACATCGAACCCGCGCCCGATCGGCAAGCGCGAGCTATCGTGGCCCCACAACACGACCGGGTTTTTCCGGTAATTGGTCAGGTCCCATCCACCGATGGCGATGGTGTCTTGCTCGCGATCCACCGAGGCGGTCGAGATGGTGAAGCGCAACGCGCGCTTGTCGCTTTCGATGATGTCGGCGGGGGCGATGATCTGCTTGCGAACACCGAACGCGGCGGCGGCGGTGCGACGGTTGCGGTTGAGCAGCTTGAACCGCGTCGCGCTAACGATCTGCATCGTCATCACCTCCCACTGTCGCGGGTTGCTTCGGCCCGGCCTGCTGGCCGATGGTCTGGGCTGCGGTCGGATCGCCGGTGTTGAGCGGCACGCGGTAGTCATCGCCGGTGCCGTCATCGATCGGGTCGAGGTTCTCGCGGGCGCGGACTTCGTTGCGGGATAGCCAGCCGTTGAGCGTGCCGACCTGATATGCCTGATAGCGTTCGAGCAGCGGGCCGCGCGTCATGTCGTCAAAGCTGAACTTGCACTGCAACGTCAGTCGCTCATCCTCAAACAACAGATGACGGTCGAATAGTTGCTCAATTGACCGAGCAACGGGCTTCAGTGCACTGTCGACATATTGCTGATTTTGTTGCTCTATGTTATTGAGCGTGGCCTTGTCGAGTTCGCCAAGGCGGTGCGGTGGCACCCCATAGAGGCGGCAAATATCGACCACCTGGAAGCGTCGCGTTTCGAGGAATTGCGAGTCCTCGTTGGTCATCGCGATTTTCTCAAAATTCATGCCTTCTTCCAGCACGGCGACCTTGTGCGCGTTCTGCACACCGCTATGCGTATCGCGCCAACTGTTCGCGATCCTGTCGGCGGCCTCTTTCGACAGTTGCCCCGGATGCTGGATCACGCCGCCGATCTGGCCACCCTGGCGGAATAGGATGCCACCATGTTGCTGGGTTGCGAGCGCGAGGCCGATCACGTCCTGCGCGATGGCGATCGGCGACACGCCCACGTAGCCGTCCATCGAGATATTCTTGACGTGGATCATGTCGTCCGGCGGGATCACCAGCCCATAGCCGAGGCGGCGCGAGTTGATGCGATACCAAAGCTCGCCGTCCTCGCTCAACATCATCGTCACGCGATCCGGCGCGATCGGAACTAGCTCGATCGGATTGCCGGCGCCGTCGCGATCGACCACGGCGAACGCGTTGCCGCGCAGGCAGAGCGATGACACGGCGTAACTGGTGAACTCGAACCACGTCTGCCAGCGGTTCGGCGCGGCGAAAAGTTTGTTGAGCGGATGGCGGGTCTCAATCTTCCATTTGAACCCCGGCAGCTTGCGACGCACGAACGGATCGAGCATCGCGATGTCCTGCGACACGCATCGGACGCACGCGTAAACCGCTGCGGCCTGCAAGGCGGTGAACGGGGTAACGGGAACGCCGGTATTGCTGGCGTAGCCGCCGAGCGCGGCATACAGCATCGGCTGCGGCCAGCCCAGGCCCCCAAGGGTCGAGGTGGGGCCGCTGGTGTCCTTGCCGATGGTCGGTTCGGTGCGGGGCGCAGCCGGCTGCTGGGATTGCCCCAACAGCCAGTTGCCCAGGCGTTCGCGAATGCTCATCGCGAGTGTCAGGCGGCTTTCGGTGCCGGTGTCGGCGTCGGTGGCAGCGGCATTCCCGGCGTCAGCGACGGGTCGACGCACACATAGCGCCAGCCCACGCCGGGGATGCCGGCAACGATCCAGAACTTCCCAGACGGCAGCGTGTTGTCGGGACGCCCGCCCGACGGCAGGCTGTTGTCGGGACGATCGGGACGGCCGGGCGGCGGCCAGATGGTGCCCGGTGGCACCGTGCTATCCGGCGGCAGCGGCTGGATCGGACGATACCAATTCGGCGGGGGCCAAATGCCGGGCGGAGGTTCCGGCAGCGTTGATCCGATCGGCGGCACTCCCGACGGCAGCGAATTATCAATGCTATCGCCGCCGACGCCGAAGCCCGGATCAACCGGCCCCTCGAACTCGCCGCGAGACTCCACGTTCAAATACCCGCCGGTCACATGAACACGCGTCATAGGCAACTCTCCTATTTCAGATGAAACGATAGGCACGAGGTGCAAGGCCATCGTCAGCCAAGCGTCATTAGCCCGCGCGTCTCATAGATTGACGTTGTGGACACGTTCGTCATTGCGCGGGCAATGCACATGATCAGCGCCACGGCGGCGTCAATCTTGTTCTCGGGTCGCGCTTTACGCGGATACACGTTGCCGCGCGCGTCATAGTGTCCGACCACGTTGCCAATGCACCACGTCAACGGGCCGTTGCCGTCGTGACGGATGCGACCGGAGCGGATCGAGGCTTCGAGTTCCTTGGTCGGCTCGCTGAAATTCTGCGTATTGGAGCGGAACTCGACCATCGGCACACGTTCGGCCTGGAGGCGTTGCGCGAGTTGCGTTGACCCCCACGGATCGTAGGCCATCGACAGCACGCGGAACCGGCGGCAGAAGTCGACGCAATCGGCCTCGATCACCCCGAAGTCGGTTTCGTTGCCGGGGGTGATGATCAACTCATTTGCGTTCGCCCAGGCGGGATAGGACGGATTGCGCGCTTCCATCATCGCGGCTTCGTTCAGGTAGCAGCGCGAGAACACCACGTAACCGGCGCCGTCAGGGAACAGCGCGACCACGGCGGCGAGGTCGGATTTAGAGGCGAGGTCGAGCGCGAGGTGACACTCGCGCCCTTCGAAATCCTCGATCCGCAGCGCGGGATCAGCGCAGGCGGTCCAGGCGCGCGTCGAGAACAGGGCTTCGTCGGCGCCGATCCAGATATTCAGGTGACGGGTCCGCGCGGCGGCTTCCAGCGCGGGGTTGTTTCTGGCCTGTCGCATGATGGCGCGGATCGCGTCGGGCTGGACGGCGAGGCCCCAACCGGGATTGGCCTTGATCCAGGTCGCTTCGTCCCAGGGATCGTCCGTATCGTCCACGGAATAGATGATACCGAACAGGCGATCGTCTTGTTGCGTATCGAGAACCACCCGCAGCACATAATCCCAGATTTGCCGACCGATGCCCGAGCTATTGGCGGTCGCGGTGCTGATCGAGAGCAGGAACGGCTGGCGCCGTTTGCCCATCGAGGTCGTTAACACGTCGTAAACCTCGCTGGTGCGGTGCGAGGCGATTTCATCGCACACGGCGACGGTGACGTTGTGTCCATCGAGCGCTTTCGCGTCGGAACTGATCGGAACGAACTTCGATGCACTCTCGTTTTGGAAAATCGCGTTGGCGGTGACACCGACACCCCATTCGCGTTGCATGTCGGGTGATCGGCGCACCATGTTCTGCGCGGTGTCGAACAAAATGCGCGCTTGGTCGCGTGTCACGGCGGCGGCGTAACCCTCGGCACCGCCTTCACCCTCGCCGAAGGTCATATACATCGCTAACGGGGCCGAAATGGTCGTTTTCCCGTTGCCCTTGGGCACGAACACCGCGCCTTGACGAAAGCGGCGGGTCGAGGTGCCACGTTCCATGAAGCCGAATACGTTCGTATATACCAGCTTCTGCCAGTCCATCAGATGGATCGGTTTGCCGGCCTCGGGGCCTTTGATGTTCGGCATTTGCTGGGCGAACAGCATGGCGAGCACGGCGGCGTCCTCATCGAACGACCAGGGCGAGTCCTTCTTGGTCGCCTCGGCGTAATCGCGGATGAAACGATCGCAGGCGGTGCGGGCGTGGATCGAGGCGAGCGTTGGATCGTCGGCGGTGCGTTGCGCGTAGGTCAGCGCGTCCTGCACGTAGCGGCGCGGGTCATCCGCAGAGAGCGATGGGGGCGGAGCGCCCCTACCCCGCTTTGCCACCCCGGATCACTTTGAGCGCGGACCACGGATTGGCCACGATGTCATCGCCGTCCTTGTCCGCGTCGGGCACGTCGGCGTGCAGGCGCGGGCGCGCGGCGGGCGTGAAACCCAGGTCCTGCGCCACGCGGATCATCGTCTTGGCCGTCTTGTCGAGGATGTCGTTGTATGGCGACGGCATCAGGCCCATTGGCCCCTTTACCAGTAGTTTCAACTTCGTATCTTGATCGATCATCGCCTGCATGAGCCGGGCGGTGTTCCAGCGGTCGCGGGCCTCGACCCAGACCATGAGAATGTCGCGATCGATCAGTTTGATCAGGCCGCGCGGCATGTGCGCGACGGCGTAGCGCCAGACGGCTTCCTGGTTGTCGGTCAGGTCCGAAGGTGGTTCGTCGAGGTCACCGAGCGCGATCGGCTCGCGCTTGCGGTCGCGGCCATGCTTGGTCGCGTTGAAAGTGCCTTGCACGTGATGCAGTGCGGTGGGCTTCGGGCGGCGTCCGGCCATCAGCGTTTCCGTGTCCGCCAAGCAATGCGGAACGATCGCCAGGGTGTCTCGTCAGTCTCAATCCCGATGATCATGTCGAGGATGAGGCGCCCACCAGGACACCGGCGGAGCAATGGGACATACCAAGCTTCAGGCATCAGTTGATAATCTCAATCGCCCAGTCGTTGGTGGAGCGCTCGACTGCGCGGATCACGCCGGGATAGGTGCGGCACAGGCGGCGGATGCAATCGCGTTCCATCGCTTGCGTGCGGTAGTCGTGACAGCCGCCCTTGTCGTGCCAGTGCGAGTTTTGCCAGTAGAGGTAGCGCGCGGCGACCACGCCCCCGTCCTCGTTGATCAGGCGGGCGCAGAGTTCGTAATCCTCTTTCACCGCGTAACTTTCATCGAACAGCGTGCGGCCGTCGTTGACGATGCCGCAGCACGAGGCGGTGATGTAGCTGCGGAACCTGAAGGGGAAATACGGATACCAAGCGCGCAACGAACTTTCGGTCGATACGCCCCACACGCGGTAGCTCATCTGTTCGGTCACGTCGAACAACTTGGCGAACTCGGCGAGCCACGTGGCTTCGTCCAGCGGCGTTTTCAGCGATGAGTGGTCATAGACCTGTATCCAGCCCTGTTCGCGCACGTCGTCATCGATCATCACCACGCGCGGACTGTCAGCGTGGCGCAGTATCCAGTTGCGGGTTGCGGTGATGCCGCGAACGGTATCGGGCACAGGCACCACGCTGCGGGCGCCTGCGTTGGCGTAGGCGGCGACCTCGAGCGCAGGGACGTAGAGGGTCGCGGACGGCAGCACGTCCAGCGTGTGCACCTTCCCGGCCCTGCCCTTGGACGGGATCGCGATGACCATCGGCGGTGGAGCGACGCGCGGGCGGCGGGTCATCGTTCCGAACTTCTGTTGAAAAAGCCCCGAATCAACAAAACCCGAAATTCGGCCCCATCCGTCAACGGGTGGGCATGGCGCGCTAGAACCATCCCGTTCACTTCGCGACCATCGCGCGCACAGCGGCGTCCTTGGCTTCCAGGAGCTTGCGCAGCGCGGTCGACCGTTCGGCATTGCGCGGTAGCGTGTCGACGATCGAGATTGCCAGATCACAGAACGGGCGACTGACCACCTGTAGGTCCTCGCGCAGATGGTCATAGGCGAAGAACTGCATGATCGGTTCATGCGTCGGGTCAGGCATCGTTTCACCTTTCGATCAGCGCCAGGAGGTCGGCAGCGGGCACCACGCGTTGCGTGCCCACGTCGTCAAACATCGATCCTTTCTTGTAACCACCCCGGCGGACGGGCGTCAGAGATAGCGCGACCTTGAGGCGTTCCCATTCGTCGGCGTCATTGCAAACGATCAGGGCATACTCGCGAGCGGGCGCGAGTTGCAGTGCCTTGGGCAGCGTATCGATGCCGGTGGCGTCGTGCTTCTCCCCATCGGCGGCGTCGAACCCGATGGTCTGCAAGTCGAACCCTTCCGAGGCGAGGTCGGCGAGTTCCACGTGAAGCAGTTCCTTGTTCCACGCAGAGTTCAGCGCGGATTGATTGTCCGCGATCGTGTAAGCGCGCTTCTGCGCTTCGGACCATTCGCGGGCGACGATCACCGGCACGTCGGCGATGCCGAGTTGATGCGCGGCGAGGGTGCGCCCGTGGCCGGCGATGATGCGGCCGGTGTCATCGATCAGCACCGGCATCGTCCAACCGAACTCGCGGATCAGTCCGGCAATCTCGGCGATCTGACCCGGCGAATGTTTGCGCGGGTTGCGCGCGTAGGGAATGAGTTCCGCGACCGGCCGGCGTTCGATCTGGTCGGCGGGCCAAGGCGTCGCGGCCGGAGAACTATTCATTTCGGAAGGCAGAAAAATCGGT